GACTGGCAATCAGGTATAGTTGCCGATGGGTCAACTGTGACTACAGGTGTTGCTGATAAAGGTTACTTCATAGATACAACAAGTGCCGCACATACAATTAATTTACCAAGTTCTGCGAGCTTAGGTGATGAGATTACAATTATTGACGTTGCGGGAACAGCTGATACAAACAATATTACGGTTGGTAGAAACGGACATAACATACAAGGTTCTGCCTCAGACTTAACTGTATCCACTGAAAGAGCAGCTTTTACTTTAGTTTACTACAACGCAACTCAAGGTTGGGTTTTAAAAGATAAGTAATAATTAAATAAGATTATGGCAGATTTAAAAGACATTAGAGGTATAAGAGTACAATCATTAGCAAGCGATCCTGATCAACCAGGCGCTGTTGCTCAAATCTTTTATAATGATACAACTGGTGTCTTTAAAGCAATCAAAGCTGGAACAGCAGCAGATGGCACGTGGGCATCTGGTGGTAATTTAAATACAGGAAGACAGTTAAGTACGTGTGCTGCAACATCTGCTGATTCAGGAATAATTTTTGGAGGTGGAGTTCCTGCAGGTGGAGTAGATACAGAAACTTACAATGGAACATCTTGGACAGAAGTAAATAACTTAAATCAATCTAAAATGGCTGGTGCAGGTGGAGGAAATGTATCATCAGCTTTTATGGCAGGCGATAATTCATCACCTACAGCAACAGTTAATATGGAATTGTGGGATGGTACTAATTGGACAGAAGTAAATAATTTAAATACACCTAGAAGGTATCCAGAGGGCCTTGGAGCTTCTAATACAGCAGCTTTAGTTGTTGGAGGAGTATCTAATACAAATGTTGAAAGTTGGGACGGTACTAATTTTACAGAAGTAGGTGATATGAACACAGCAAAAAGTGAATTTACAGCACATGGAGTACAAACTAGTGCGCTTGCTTATGGACAACAATCACCTAGTACAGTTGAAAGTTGGGATGGTTCTTCATGGACAGAAACTACAGAAATGAATACAGGTAGAAGCGATTTAGGTGGATCAGGTACATCTAATAGTTCAAATCTTGCTTTTGGTGGTCGTACACCGTCTGTTACAGCTGCAACTGAAGAGTGGAATGGTACTTCATGGACAGAAGTTGGAGATTTATCAGCGGCAGTGGCTGGAAATGTTGGCGGAGGTACAACATCAAGTGCTTTAAATATGGGTGGTGTTCCTGTATTGACCACAACAAGTGAGTGGACAGTTGCAGATTTAGTATCAAAAACAATAACATCAAGTTAATATGGCAGACTATAAAGAAATAAAAGGCGATTATATAAAACAGTTTACAAGCGATCCTGTTGCAAGTAGAGTTGCGGGTGGCACTTGGGCGTCTGGTGGCAATATGAATACTGGTAGATATGATGGTGCGTCATCTGGAACACAAACAGCACAATTGTCATTTGGTGGTTATACAACAGCAATTGTTAGCACAACAGAATCTTATGACGGATCATCATGGACAAATGGAACTGCGGTACCAACAGCGACTTACGCAAATGCTGGTACAGGAACTCAAAATGCTGCTTTAATGATGGGTGGTCAAACACCTGGTTCTCCAGCAACATCAAATGCTTTTGAGTGGGATGGTTCTTCTTGGACTGCTGGTGGATCAATGAATGGTGGCCATAGATATAGACGAGGTGGTGGAATACAGACAGCTGGAATGGTTGCAGGTGGTAATGGAGGTTCGCCTTCACCTACTGGATATACAGAAACTTACAATGGAACTGCTTTTACAGAGGTTGGTGATATGAATACAGCTAGAACAGGTGGTATGATGTTGGGTGGATCAGGTCCTAATTCTGCTGGACTTTATTTTGGTGGTCAAGGAAGTAACCCTGCAGAAGGAGAAACAGAAACTTGGGATGGAACTAGTTGGACAGAAGTCGCAGATTTAAACACAGATAGAGCTTATGGTGGTGGAGGTGGATTACAAACAAATGCAATTGCAATGTCAGGATCAGATGTTCCTGCACCTAGTCACAAAGCAAATACAGAAAATTTTGACGGAACAACTTGGACAGAAGTGGCTGATGTATCAACAGCTAGATACGCAGTTTTTCAAGGTGGTACTGCGGACGCTGGTTTAATCGCTGGTGGAACACCTCCAGCTGGTAATGTCGTTGCAACAGAAGAATTTACAGCGCCAGCAACATTTACTTTACAACAAGAAGGTGAAGTATTTTTTAATACAACAGATGGAACTATTAAAGCAACTAAATTACATTTTGGAGCTGGTGCTTGGGCATCAGGTGGTAATTTAAATCAAGCTAGATCACAAGGTGCAGTTAACCATTCAGGTGCCTCAGTAAGTGTAGGTATGATCGCTGGTGGTAATAAGTATTCACCTGGTGCGTCTTACACTAATGTTGAAACATATAATGGTACCTCTTGGACAGAGGGAACAGATATTAATACTTCCAGAGGTTATAGTACAGGAGCTGGAACAACGACAGCGATGTTAAAAGTCTCAGGTATCACAGCTGGAGCATCAGCTGGTAGAACTGAGGTAGAGAGTTGGGATGGTTCTTCTTGGACAGAGATAGCAGAAGTTAATACTCAAACATTTCAAGGTGGTGGAGCTGGAACACAAACAGCGGCTCTTAAATATGGTGGAGAGGCAGGATCACCTACGAGTTTATCTGCAACAACAGAATTTTGGAATGGCTCTGCTTGGACAGAGGTAAACGATTTAAATGATAGTAGATCACAAATTAGTGGAGGTGGAGAAGTATATACATCAGTTATCGCAGCTGCTGGTAATTCACCACCTAGAACAACTAATACTGAAACTTTTGATGGAACATCTTGGACTGAAACAAACAATTTAAATACTGCGAGAGAGGGTGGTAATATGATGGCTGCCAACGCAAATGCTGCTACTTTTGCTGGTGGTAGATCACACCCAAGTTATTACACACAAACAGAAGAATGGGATGGTTCATCTTGGACAGAAGTCGCAGAATTATCAACTGCTGTATATAATGGTTCATCAGCTGGTACTAAAACAAGTGGTTGGGTTGCAGGTGGTATTGCATCGGCGCCTACACAACCAGCAGCCACGCAGGAATGGGAAGTACCATCAGCAGTACAAGTAAAAACGGTAACGGTAAGTTAATATGAGCACATATAGAGGCATAAGAGGAACACTAGTTAGTACGAGAACAGCTAATCCTGATAATCCAAATTTAGGAGATATTTGGTATCGTTCAGATACAGGTGATGTACAATTACAAATAAATTTAGGTTCTTGGGCTTCAGGTGGTAATATGAACACAGGAAGATTTTACAATGATGCTTCAGGAACTCAAACTTCATCTTTAGTACACGGAGGAGAAAGAGTTGGAGATAGTCCAGCGCAAAAAGCTAATGTAGAAGAATATAATGGCTCATCTTGGACTGAGGTAAATGATCTTAACACAAATAGGCAGGCTCACGCTTCAGCAGGGGTTAACGCTGAAGCTTGTTTAGCAATTGCAGGATATACTGTATCAGCAAATACTACAAATTGTGAGTTATGGGACGGAACAAATTGGACAGAAGTAAATAATACAAACACAGCTAGAAGATATCAAGCAGGAGATGGAATTTCAACCTCTGCTATCACTTTTGGTGGTGGTACATTTCCTCCAAATTATAGAACCGAGGCAGAATCTTGGGATGGTACTAATTGGACAGAAGTAGGTGATTTAAATACTGCTAGATACTCATTAGGTGGATCAGGTACAAGTAATACAAGTGCTTTAGCATTTGATGGACAAGGTCCTGGTGGTTCTGCTGTTACAGTTTGTGAATTATGGGACGGAACATCTTGGACTGAAGTTGCAGATGTAAATACTGCAAGATATTCTAAAGGTTCAGGAAGCTCTACATTAACTGTCACTTTTGGAGGTTCACCTAGTTCAGGTGCAACAGAATTGTGGGACGGAACAACTTGGACAGAGACAAATGATATGTCAACAGGTAGAGAAGGTATGGCAGCATCTGGTGGTCAAACTGCTGCTTTAGCTTCTGGTGGAACACCATCGTCACCTCAAAGTAATTTGACTGCAACCGAAGAATGGACAATAGCAAGTACAACACAAAAAGCAACAGTTTCGTAGTTGTATAAATAGAATTATATAATAGCATATACAATGCTATATAATGTAAAAGGAGAAAATGATGAGTGATGAAACACTAAAAGAAAAACGTAATATACAAACGTTAGCAGATACAGAAACAAAGTATCTAAATTCAATACTAGACAGCGAAGACGTAAACAAGTTTAAAGACTTGGTTCCTGAATTACAGGACACTTGGTCTAAAAAACAAATGTTTAGAACAGAAACTGAAATGAGATTTTCTGTTTTAAATGACGCAAAATATCCAACAAAAGCTGCCAAATACTGGCAATCAGTTAGAGAACAAAATACACACTTTGAAAACTTAATGCATTTATCTTTTGAATATAGAAAAAATGATATTGAGATAGAAAAATTAAAAGCAAAAATTGAAAAAGAAACTGATCCATTAGAGATTAAAAGTTTAACTGTAGATTTAGAAGAAAAACAATATGGTAAAGCTTCTATGGAGTTAGTTGCTAAACACAGAATGAGAGAAGTAACTACTTGGTCTAAACTTAAAAAAGAATTTGATGATAATACTTTTGATAAAAAAGATGTTAATAGTCATCAAGCTAAATCTTATTTACTTGGTTTAGAAAATAGAGTTAAAACACTAACACCAGGTTCTTCTCAACCAGAAGTGTTTAACGCTATCGGTCAGTTAGAATCTTTAAAAAGAGTTATTAAAGAGGGTGAGTTATTACCAGCTGCTGAAAGAGCAAAACTTCAATCAGGCGCAGGACAAGTTGAGTTACCTTACAAAGATGCTCAAGTACAAGACCCTAAATTAGGCGTACAAGGAAAAAAAGAAAGTGACGAAATCTTTGTAAAAGATTTTTAATATATAAACAATTATATTATGTCACAACCTGATAAAAATATTTCCTTTTTAGTGGCCATGCCACGTTCTGGTAATACACTTTTTGCTTCTTTAATGAATCAAAATCCAGATGTGGCTGTGACAGGAAACTCTATCACATTAGGGATAATGAAAGAATTATATCTGTTGAAAAAAACAGACGTATTCGAAAATTATCCAGATCATCACTCACTAGATAATGTATTAAATAGCGTCTTTGATAATTATTACAAAGACTGGCCACAAAAATACATTATTGATAGAGGGCCTGTCACTACAAAAGGTAATCTATTTGTAATGAATAATCATTTTAAAAGACCAATTAAGTGTATTGTTCTTTTAAGAGATTTAGTT